TTTCCTCTGGTAAGAAAAGCACCACCTTGAGCATCACTTAATAACACTGCATAATCCATTGGTATGTGAAACCTTGACTCAAACATAGACATAGCAGCTTGATAAGGAGCTTGTATGTTTTTATTTACAACACTACTATCAGCCCATTTGCTAATACTCTTCCACAATCTAATTGCTTTTTTATTATTTATATTGTCGCAACTTACTTGCATTTTAAATATTTACCCCTTGCATTTTAAATATTCACCCATAGTATTAAATACTTCAAACCCACTATCCTTCATAGGATTTTGTCTTGCGGCCGTGTTGAGTACATTGTTTGCTTCAGTAACAGATTTTAACATATTTATTACTTTACTCCTAGATTTTACTTGCTTTGGTTCATACTTTAAATACTTCATATGAGCATACATAGGATTGTTTTTTATATTTTCTGGAGTACTATCATCTCCTGCTATATTATATATATCTTTTGTAATCATATCCATAAAGTCTTGGTCTAGTGACATTCTTAAATGCATATATTTAATTGGATTTAAATAATCTTTTCTTGAAGAAAATTCTTCTATATCATTAAGTCTTTCTAAAAAGTCTTTATATTTTTCTTTATTTTTACCTGACATCATACTAGCATAATCAGTATACATTGATATAACAGATTTATTAATAGTAGACATAGGATTATGTGGTAACATTGTTGATGTCCAATTAAAATCTGAACCATCTTGATTTAATCTTTGTCTTGTTTTTTTATCAAAAGGCATTAACCCGAATATCTCCATATTAGAATTAGTTAAATCCATTAAACTAACATCTTTATCAAAAAACCTTCTGTAATGCTCGTTACCTTCTAATATAGTTTTTAATGCAAACTCTGATGCTTTTCTAGATTCTTCTATGTTAGATTGATTTTTTTCAAATTTATCATTACCTTTCGCAAGCCCAGTTAGTAATTGAATA